TATTAAAAGTAACATTGTAATCGATCAAGGGACAGACTTCGAAGTCACTATTAACGTCCGTGACGCGAACACCACAGCAATTGCTCTGACAGGATTTACAGGTCAGGCGCAGCTACGTAAATACTACACATCATCAACAAAGCATGACTTCAATGTAATCGTTAGCGCGAATACAGGTGAGGTTACTTTGGCTATGTCTGCAGCAAATACAGCTAATATAGCTTCAGGGCGCTACGTCTATGACTGCGTCCTTGTATCGAATACTAGTGTTGTTTCAAGAATCGTGGAAGGTATTGTTACTATTAATCCGCGAGTATCAAGATAATGTCTAATGTATTCATCAGCAAATCTGATTTCACTGTAACAGTTAGAAAAGAAGGCGGTCGTATTACTTCGACCGCCCCTATGACTGTTAAGAATCAGATTCGCGAACTTCGTTCAATTGAAGATTTCGACGACGTTAATGTTGTAAGTAAACAAGAAGGTTCGATGTTTATTTACAACTCGGCAACGGGTAAGTATGACGTTAAGTTATACAACGACGATCCGCTACTTAATGTTGAAAATCTCTACGTATCAACCCTCTGGGCTAACAATAGTCGTGGTTCTAACGGACAAGTTTTATTCACTAACGGCAACACTATTTACTGGGCTAACGGCGTAACCAAGGTTACAGCAGGCACAGGTCTTTCGGGTGGTGGTCAAGGTGAAGAAGTAATACTGTCAGTTAACGCTGCATATATTGCTACTATTACTTCTAACAACGCAACGTTCGCATATGGTAAGCGCGAAGCTGATCTTTCGGTTAACTTCGCTACATTTGCTGGTGATGCTAACTTTGCGTTCCTATCTAACAATGCTACGTATGCATATGGTAAGACTGAAGGTACTCTAGAAGTACAATATGCAGGTCTCGCTGGGGTATCTAATACTGCTAACTTAGCAACCTTAGCAAATAACTCTACGTTTGCGTACGGCAAGCGCGAAGAAAACCTCTCGGTTAACTTCGCAGCATTTGCTGGTGATGCTAACTTTGCATTCAGTGCTAATAATGCTGAGTATGCATACGGAAAATCCGAAGCCACTCTAAACGTTAACTCAGCTTTATTTGCATATAGTGCTGCATTAGCTAATACAGGCGTTACCCCGGGTACGTATGGTGGCGCATCTGAAATTCCCATTATTACTGTTGATCAATATGGTCGTATTAATGCTATTTCATTCAGTGCTGTTGCTGGTGTAACCGACTTTAATTACAATTCAAGTAATAATACATTTGCTATTCAAACAGGTGATGGGTCAGTATTCAGAGCAGCAATCAATACTGTTAAAGATTTTAGTATAACGGGCAATCTCGTTGTTTCAGGAACAACTACTACTGTTAATACTGAAAACCTAACAGTTAAAGATGCTGTAATTAGACTTAATGATGGTCAAGTAACACCTTTAAACGACATTGGTATTGTAATGCAGCGTTATGCTGTATCTAATACTACCAACTATAATGTTGCTATTGCTTGGGATGAAGACGTTCGTGAACTTAAGTTCGGACGTGCGCCTGAAGATGGTTCCGATAATGAGATCTCATTCTCACAAGAATGGATGAGAATTAACGAAACCGGTGGTGCTTTCTTCATAGCAAATACGCAAGCTGCAAACTCAGTTATTGCTGGTACCTCTATGGTTATTAACAACGTGTCGTTTACTGAGTTAAGCTATCCAGGTGAAGCTAACACCGCAACATTCTTTAACGGTACTATTGACTGTGGTGAGTACTAAAAGACTCGTGAACATCATAATTCAATGTTGATGGATGCTCCCAGATTGTTGATTTACGCAACCAAGCAATCGCCGGAGTTGGTACCATAAGAGATAATGGGATATCTGATTCGGTATCACCTGGATCATTAACCCGCATAAAGTAGAAATTATCAATAGCTCTCTGCGAGCCCTTCTCAGCCAATTCCTTGAGAAGGGCTCTCGCTGTATTCGGAGTAATCATATACGCATGTGCGCCAGAATGGCGTTTACGTGGAATAACGAGGTTCGGTCTTCCTGCTGTGATATGATCATATTTTGTAGGGTCAGTTAGCTTATAACCTAATGCAATAATATTATTGTCCCAGAGAAGAGGCGCATCAGTTTTTATCGGGTGTAGCATGATAGCATCATGTTCTAATACAACTACAGGGTCATTTGTAGGGAGGCTGGCAATGTATTGCCATGCACCGTAATGAGAAGCTGAGGCGCATGCAGCTCCTATATCCATTGATCCAAATTTAACACCGGTAAGTTCTGTTAGTGATTGTAAAGTGTGATGGTTCTTATTAAAACCATTCCACTGTATAACTTCTAAACCAACATCACGGCATGATTGCTCCGTATGTGCAGCGTATGAAGCTGATAGAGGATCGTCATAGGTGCGTATTACTACAGCTTTTGTTGGTCCGCATGAGTTACGAAAACCTTTCTTCTTGAAATGGTAATCCCCGTCGAACTCAACGCGGTTAATATTAGCAACTAATTCAAAGCCGAGCTCATCCATATACTTGAGCACATCATCTACCTGGGGTGCACCTTCGTTATATGTCTTATGCTGTGCTTCAAGAATTACATCTGAGCAATGCTCCAGGCACATCTTAGCACCCTTAAGTACATCAATCTCTGCACCCTGTACATCTAGTTTAATTAGATCGGGTAGCGGGAAGTTATTGAGCTTGACAATAGTATCTAGGGTATACCCTGTCTTTTTAAATCCATACTCATCCCAACCTGGGGTAATTTCCTTATAGTAGGAATTACCACCTGGGTTCTCGAGCCAGTGATAGAAGTCTACCTCACGCCCGTCTCTATCAGTCAAAAGACCGATATGATAAGGATGACCTGATTCCATAAGAATACGCTCAACACCAGGTTCAGCATCAAATAGAACGAACTTAGAATCCGGCCATGCAGCTTTAGCATGACGCTCCCAATGCAGTACGCACGCACCAATATCATAGACTACTTTAGGTTTTAGACTTGAGATAGAATGCAGATACTCTACTTGTTCTTTGGGTAGTCTATCTTCATCTCTAATATACTCAATTACTGACTTTGGTTTTTCATCTTGCACTTTAAATGAAAAGCTGCCGACATGATCACATAGAATAGTTGTGTCAGCATAGATTTTAAATCCAGCTTCACGAGCTTTCTGACAGAAATATACGTCTTCTGAATAGGTATGCGCATGGTCAAGAGCTGAGCGATAAACGAAATGAGGATATTCCATACCCTTCAGTACTTCGCTCTTAATAAGAACGCAACCGAAACCGCATGCAGCAATTTCCATCAGCCCGATGCGAAGCTTAATATTCTCCCATGGGATGTTAATTACCCCACCATAGCCATTCTCTTCATATATCTCTAGAGTATGAGTGCCTGGAATCCGCTGAATATAGAGACCGGATACAATATCTCTATCCCATCCAACCATCTTCAGAAGAGTGTCATCAGGTAAAACAACATCACTATCAACACAGAATAGATAGTCATGGCCCTTGCCCCACTCAGCAATAAGGTTACGAATTTGATCAATCTGATACCCGTAGAAGTATTGAAAGTGTAATTTGTACCCTTTAGGTACTTTCAAATCAAAGATAGATTTGTATGTCGCTGCTTCGATGTTCTTGTTAGTAGGAATAGCAATAAGAATAGTTTTCTCACGTGGCATTTCAACTACTGCTTGTACCTCTTCAATCACTGGTTTAACAGGTACAACTACTTCAGGTTTATTCCAGATAGTTTGTTTAATACTCTCATAGATTTGACCTTCTTTCTCTTGAAGGGCTGTCATACGCTCTGCGTCTTTAATATAGAGAGGTTCACAAGTTTGAGCATATGGTGTCTCATGATTCATATTCAGAATGCAATAGTTAGTCTTACCTGAAGCTAAGAATGTATCGAAGATGAAGTAATCACCATAGTACACTTTAATTTCATCTGGAATATGGGTCCAGTTGTTCTTATTAACAAACATCAGGCAGCCAAAGCCAAACTGATGAATATCTTGCGTCCATGCAACGATATTGTATTTACCATCTGTTACAGGTGGCTGACCATATTGCTCAACCCCAGGTATAATACCACATACGCCTGTATTAGGGTCTTCCAGTGTAGCCTTTAGATCTTCTAATACGTTTAGATCGAACTTCATATCATCATTAAGAATACAGACATAGTCAAACGCAGCATTTTCTACACCCCAGTTCCAGGACGGATTAACAAAGATGTTAGCACCGAATGTCTTATAGCGAAGCTTGCTATTCTCAGGGAGGTCATAAGGAGTGTGCATAGGGTCGTTATCAATCAGAATGACCTCCCCTACGTTATTATGCTGCAGTAGTTCGTTTAGAAAAGCCTTAAACGGTTCATACTTCCACATTGTAGGTACAACAACCGTATACTGCTTACTGTTCTGATTACGATTAGTAATAGCTGCAGCAGTTTTATTCTGCTCATCACCATTAATCTTATAGTCGTTTAATGGGTTTGTATCATTATAAACGTAATTAATATCAGTCACACAAACAACTTTCTCTGGATCTGCTTTTTCAATTAAATAATAGAAGAGGGCATTATCGCCGCCTGCTTTCGGCCATTGACCATACACTTTGAGATCATCTTCAGTAAGATCTCTTAATAGTTTAGCATGGAATGTACGCAAGTGTGTATAAGGCATACCCCAGTTAAATTTATAATTGCGATAATCTTTTGCTGCTTTAACTTCAGGTGGGTATGGCTGCGCTACTAGCGGAATATTATCTGCTAATGACCAGCAAGAGCCATATGTAAACTCAGCTCCATCATGATAGAGATTATTGTAAAGGTGGAAGATATTTGGATTATTAACTAACCAATCATCTCCATCTAATATCATAAAGAAGTTCTCATCACCGATATACTCATTAATAATCTTATAGTGATTAGCAACTGCGCCAATGTTTTCTTTATTACGAATCAATACAAACTTATTACGTATATCTTCAGGTAGAGAGTCAATAGTACTACGAGCGATCGCAGCTGTATTATCTGTAGATGCATCGTCGACAATATACATTGTATACCATCTATAATCTTGCTGTGCAACTGATCTTATGCACTTTTCGATATAATTCTCAGCGTTGTATACTGCAGTAATAACGCCTATTTCCCTTTGCATATTACTAGTTGGTGGCCTTACTTCTTCTTCGTTAACAAAGCGTCTACCGAATGTCTTGCGCACTTTATAGTTAACTTCTTGAGCCTTACGGTATTCATCTACCGGCATGAACCAGCCGAGCTTCTTAAAGAGATGCTGCTTCCATTGTAGAGCAACAGAATCCCAACCGCTGATATCTTTAACTGCATTACAAGCATACATCTTTTGCTGATGCAGATACTTGTTATTATATGCTTCCATTGTAAGTTGAACGAACTTCTCAGCCTGCTCATCTTGATTGATATTAGGGAAGAGCCCGTTAGGTACTACGCAATAAGGAAGCTTATAACAAGCAGCATCAAATGCAGTCTCTTCTAGAGCACCGAAGTAACAAGTAATAACAGGCGTATTATAATATAGCGACTCTAGAGTAGAAATGCCAAAGGTTTCTGGGAAGTCAGCTGGGTAAATCATGTAAGAAGCATCGCAGAGAATGTCAGCGATCTCTGATTGCTTAATTACTCCTGTAAAGTTAATGTCAGGATTATTAGCAACCATCTCGCGCCATTCGATCTCTTGCTGATCAGGCTCGTGATCTGAGCGCATACGGTAATAGCCGCCGATGATGGTTAGCTTAGCGCCAGGAATTAGCT